AGTCTATCGTTGGTTAGATAGACCTTGTGAATCGCCGGACAATGTTCGGCATTGAGGAGCGCTTTGCGGCGCCCCGTGAGTCGTGCTACGAGTGGGAGGAGTATCACCCGCTCGATGCACTGTTGAGAGATATCCTGCCTTCTGGCTGGGTGCCTGAGGTGCGAAAACACGCCGAATGTTTTGTTGTGCGAGAGGATCCAACCCTGGCTGTGGTTGATGATCTTCTTACCAACATCACGTTGTGCACGTGTTACGCTTTCCTCGGGCTACTGCTGGGAATGTTCTGGTCGAAGATGCGGACCCGTTGGCAATGGTGGAGTCATTCACCTATTGGTGCCACGTGGTCTTCTTGGCTCATCGCTATTCTCGTTCATCTGGTGGCTCAATGTGAGTACCGGACGACGACGCTGCGATCCATCTTCGTGAACCAGGTCCCGGTGGTGAATCGTATCGCGAAACGTCATACACATGCACACGCTGCTAGTGTGCGCAATAATGGTTCTAGCTTTATGACTATGTTCGGCTTATCCACTGGTATGGTTCCTTACTTTCTTCAGCGTTCACCCGCAGACGAGAGGAATGGCCGCCAGGGTTGCCGATCGTACCATTGGGCGAAGGATCTGAGCGCTGACGAAGTACCATACGATCCTCCCAGTAATGCGTGTCTGTGTCTAGTTGATGTCGACATGTACATGGACATTCCGAGGCTGTTGAGCACCGAGTTTCGCCCTGTAATAATCAGCACGTTCCAGCCTAGCAAGGTGGCACATGCGAGTACTGATTATTGCTACACTTTCACCGAGAATGACGAGGTTGATTACCGCGTCGCCGGTGGTGCTGCATTTCGCCACAAGGTGTGGCAGTACGGAGCGGATATCGTGATGGCAGTAGACCGACGTTGGGGGTTGTACCACCACCATGTGTATAACGTCGATCGCCGTCAGCTTGACGAGGATCACCAGCTGGTTTTGCTTACGCCCATTAAGCGTTTCATCTTTCCATGTAATCTGAGCACACTGTTGAAGAGCGCTGTCATTCAGCGTTTGCGTGTGGCGGAGAAAGTGGACACGGAGGTGTTTCTGAGGCTGAGTGTGATGACCGCTGAAGGTCTCATGCGCTCCACAGGACGTCCCATGCAATACGCCTGTGCTAAGATTAGTGCTGAGGACGACGATGCCGTGGCTGCGTTGGCGCGCGTGGGTAAGAACCACGAGCTAACGCCGGCCACAGTGCGAACCGCCGTCAAGGACATATCTCAAACACAGGCTGTAGTTCTGACGGAATATCACCGGCAGAAGCGTGGGGAGACCACGGATTTTGTGTTCCCTGTGGCCACGAGTGTGTTTCGTTACCAGATGTCACCATCTAGCTACGATCCACTGGCCAAGGCTTCCATGATCCCGTTTATGTCGCCTCTAGTGTTAGGCTGTTACGCACCGGACAAGGTCAAGGCAAATGACCAGGCCGCGATCGATGGTCGCGTGCATTCTGTCCGGAGCCCTGAACTGAGCATTTCTTCGGAGCTGATGATGTATATGATCGAGTTCGTCGAGTTCTTAATCCCTAAACCTGGTCGTGCAGTACCGGTTGATGTGGATGATGTATTTGACAAACAGGGTCGTCCATCTCAGCGCCAAATCCTACATCGAGCCTCGTTGCAGGCGCGACTAAGTGTGGATGAGGCAATGCAGACGTTTATGAAGGCTGAAGCGTATGCTAAGGCTAGCGACCCACGCATCATTAGCACGGTGCCTGGGGTAAACAAGCTCGGATACTCGCGCTATATCTATTCGTTCACACAATGTCTCCGCAACACAAAGTGGTATGCTTTTGGTCGAAAACCAATCGAAACCGCCGAACGCGTTGCTGAAATAGCCTTAACGGCGGAGATGTTGGCTCTTACTGACCTTTCACGGTTTGATGGGCGAGTGTCGAATGTTCTGCGCCACCTTGAGCACATTGCGATGTTGCGGTACTTTGGTTCTGAATTTCACCCTGAGCTCACTGAGCTTATGGCGACACAGAAGAACCAGAGGGCCGTTACTACGTATGGCGTTAAGTACGACACAGGGCTCATTCGAGCTTCTGGTAGTGCTGAAACTGCGGATTTCAACTCAATGGACAACGCGTTCATGGGTTATGCCGCACTACGCCGTACACGCATTGATGGTCGCACTTACACACCTCTTGAAGCCTGGAGCAAGCTCGGCATCTATGGGGGGGATGATGGAATGACACCTGATGTCGATCCAGATGTGTACGTGAAGACATGCGCTGAGGTTGGTCAAGTTCTCGAGATAGATGTGCGACGTCGGGGCGAACCCGGAGTCACATTCTTGGCTAGGTACTACAGCCCAGATGTGTGGCACGGAGCTACGGACTCCATGTGTGATGTGAAGCGTCAAGTGTCCAAGTTGCACGTCACCACTTCACTTCCACCGAACATCACCGCCTTGCAGAAGTTGGGCGAGAAGATGGCAGCATTTTACCTTACTGATAAAAATACACCCATCATTGGCACAATGGCATCATTCGTTGCTGAGCACTTTCCAGAGTTGATTCCTGGAAAGTTGACACTCGGCATTGCGAATTGGCACGCTATTAACGCTGGTAGAGATGAGCAGTATCCTAACAGTGAAAGTGCTGCAGGGTGGATGAAGGATCAGGTGGATAAGGATATGCCGGATTTCGATCATGCCAAGATGCAGGCGTGGTTGGAGAAGGCTTCCGAGTGCGATTCGGCTGAGATGCTCCTGCGACCGCCGTTGTGCGGGAGTTTGGACCACGCGCATGAGGTCAAGGTTGATGTGGTGATTAATGGAGAAGTCAAGACTCCGCCAAAACCAGTGACGTCTGAGAAACGTCCCTTCACTCCAGAGCAACTGGCTAAGATGAAGACTCAACCGTGTCGTGACCACGCCAAGGGCAAGTGCCGGTTTGCAAATTGCCGGTTTGCTCATGGGGCGTAGACGACATAATGTCTCCGCAGGCGGTCTACCAACTTGGTGGGGGCCGGTTGATTTACTTGATCGTCAATCTAGCTGCGTTAACAAGGACAATTTGAGCAAGTGAGGTATGCCGTCGACTATTGATCTGACTGGTGAGCCATGGGCTTCACTGTTGTTGGAAAATGCGTCAGAGGTGCATGGCAAGCGTGTCATTCCGGGCTGCGAGAAGCGGCCAAAGGAATGGCTCGTTGGTGTGGAGTTGAATCCGGGACCGCCGAAGCGAGTACTGGGGGACAAGGGTCCTCTGGGAAACCTTATTGGCGAGCTCGGCTCTCTTGTCTCCCCACCATCAATGAAGAGGGGTCAGGCGAAGAAGAAGAAGAAGAACACCAGCGCTCCAGTTCGGAGCGTGGGAGGAGTGATGAATTCAGCACCCCTCGGTTCGACGAATGTTGTGTCAGCTCCCACTCGCGCTGGCACACTTACGGTTCAGCGGGCTGCTGGATCACATGTCGTACGTGTTCCCTTCAATTCTATCAGCAATACTCAACTAATCTTCATTACTGGTAACACGCGCGTTGGTTTCTCGACAACCGCCGCTAACACGGTAAGTGTCCAGACATACGATCTTCGACCAGGTATCAACCGAGATGGCTATACGGCCCTCGACTACCCATTCGGAGTCGGCATCGCGCGCATTGCCACTTGCTACACCAAGTATCGCGTTAAACGTCTACGGGTTACGTTTGTGTCTACATCGCCAACTTCCTTTTCTGGTTCAATTCTGCTAGGTGCCAACTCCGATCCCCAGGAGAATTCGGTGCCCACGCCGCAGAATGTTGCCGACAGTCAGGTGTCAATCACTACACCTGCCTGGCAACCGTGTGAGATGCGTTTGGATTCACTGCTTGATCCGAACTTGTGGTATTTCACTGAGTACGATGGCTCTGGTAACACAGTGTCGTCGCAGCGTCAGCAATGCCCTTTGCAACTCTCCGTGTCCAGCATTGGAACAAGCACGGCAACCGCAGTATACGGCTACTTGCGGTTCGATGGTGAGATTGAGTTCACTGGAATCAACGATGAACGAGCTGACTTACCAGCAGCATTCGTTGAGGTACCACAACAAACTCGACCGCACCCCCTCGTCGTGCCCACACCGCGCTTTTAACACACAAAAACTCATACCTAACCGGTTAGTGCCCGCCCTGTGAAGAAAATCCATTGAGAATTCTAG